GCCGAAGGTCGACGCCGTGAAGGACCCCCTCGTCGAGGCGTTCGCGGGCCGGAAGCACTCGGACCTCACCATCGAGCTCGGCGGGGAGGAGGTTGGCCGCTACAAGGTCAACCTCACCCGGGACCGGATAGCCGTTACCGACGAAGCAGCGTTCGACAAGTACGCGGAGGACAAAGGCGAGTACGACATCGTCTTCGTCCGGAAGTCTTCGTTCGAGGCGGCCGTCCTCAAGCGCGCTACACGCGACCCGGAGACGGGTGTCATCTACGACTCGGAGACCGGTGAGCTCATCCCCGGCCTCGAGTTCGTGCCGGGCGGGAAGCCCACCGGCACCGTCCGCTTCACCTGGAAGACCTTCAAGGGGCAGCAGACCGGCAAAGCCGTCCTCATGACCGCTCTCATGCGCGGCGACCTCGACGAGTTGCTGAGAGAGACGCCCGAGCTGCTGCCGGGGACGCAGCCCGCCGCAGGCGACGAGTGACCACGGCCGCCCGGGTCCGGCCCCCTGCGGCCGGGCCCCTCTCCCCAGGGACCAGCACCATGACCGCCCCCGCACAACGCCTCTCCGACCGCGCGTTCCGCGTGCTGCACGTCCTGACCACGCAGCCTGACGGCGAGTGGGTCGACGTCACGGACATCTACACCAGCCTCGGCCTGAACTCCCACCAGGTACGCGACGCCCTCAGCCAGCTCCGCAGGGCGGGCATGGCCGAGAGCAAGCGCCGTATGGCGCGCCACAGCACCACCCACCGGCGGACGCACCGCACGTTCTTCCGCCTGGCCAACGACACCAGCGAGGCATCCGCATGAGCCGCCTGACCGACCCCACGGGGGTGCGGGTCGCCCGCCGCGTCTACCACGTCCGTGTCGAGTCGACGACCGCCCGGGACACCACCATCAGCTTCCGCGCCCTCGGGCTGCTCACCTATCTGCTGGACCAGAAGGAGGGTTGGCAGGTCCGTTCCGACCAGCTCTCCAAGGGGGAGGGCCGCGAGGGGCGCGAGGCCGTCCGCACCGCGCTGCGCGAGCTCGCCGCAAAGGGCTACTACCGCCTCGAGCGCCGCCGACTGCGCACCGGCAAAGTCGTGATGGGCACCTCGGTCGCCGAGTACCCCGTCCCGCAGTGGGTCGCCGACCACGCGGTCTTCAGCTCGCAGAAGGACCCGGCCGTCCCCGTCATCGAGCAGGAAGACGGCACGTTCCTCGTCGAGTACCCCGACGGCACCTTCGGCAGCGACGGGTTCGAGCCCGACCCCCGCGACGAGCAGCCCCCCGCCTCCGACGACGAGGAGCCCGCGGCCGCCGAGGAACCGCCGGCCGCACCGAAGGCGCGGCGCCCGCGCCGGACCCCGGCGCAGAAGGCCGCCGACGACGCGGAGAAGAAAGCAGAGGCGGACCAGAAGGCCGCGGAGAAGAAGGCTCTCGACGCGGCCGCCGAGAAAGTCGCGAAGTGGTGGTGGGAGGACGCCGAGAAGCACCTCGGCAAGTACGTCGGTAAGACGAACGGATACGTGGCCATGCGCGGAATGGTCCGCAACGCCCTCGACAAGGGCTACACACAGCGCCAGTGCGCGGACGCCCTCCGGCGCACGCGTCAGCACCTGCCCAGCGCGCAGCAGTGGCAGACCGCCCTCGGCGTTGTCTCCAACCACATCGCCCCGACCCGCAACGGCGCCGTGCCGTACAGCGACTCGGCGACCTGGGGCCACCAGGGCGAGACACCGACCGGCTCCTCAGACAACCACGCACACGACGACTCTGACGACGCCACGTTCGGCGTGGTCACCCGCACGCAGGGAGTGTGACCCCGATGTCTCTGACGGTGGAGGCCCCGGTGACCCCGGGTCCCGAACGCGGTCTGAACCGGGCGGGCGCCCTGACCGACCACATGTTCGCGGTCCTGCGCCGCGGTGGCGCCGACATGTCCCAACTCGGTGTTCCTGACCGCCGGACCGACAGGTCGGAAACCGAGCTCTGGGAGGACATCGCTGTGCCGAAGGCACGAGCGCGACGGCTGGCGTGGGAGCGAAGCGTGGAGGACGCCGCCCACCAGGAGTACCTCGGGTTCCGGTTCTTCACCGGCCCGCACAAGCTGGACGCGAACCAGAAGCCGCAGACGCTGCAGAACTGGTGCGACTCCCTGGTGCAGGCGAAGCGGTCCGGGGCCCGCCCGGACACCCTGAACTTGATCATCCCGGGGAACATCGGTACCGGGAAGACCGCCGCAGCCTTCGCGCTGGGCAACGAGGCCGTCCTGGCGGGCGTGGACACCTTGTTCGTGAAGCACGCGACGTACCTGACGTGGCGTCGCCCGGACTCCGCGCCACGCAACTTGAAGGCGTGGGAGGTTCGCAAGATGTTCGTGACGTGCGAGCTGCTGATCCTCGACGAGCTGTGCGGTGAGATGGACACGGTCGCCACGGAGTTCGCGCGGCGGGAGACCATCGACCTGATCGACGCCCGTATCTCGGCCGGACGGCCCACGGCGTACACCACGAACCTTCGCAGCCGCCGGACGCCCGACCGTCCGGGGCTGGGTGTGGTCGACATCCTGGGGGAGCGGCTGCTGTCCCGCCTGGAGTCCTCCGCGCACGTCGCGCGGATCGTCGGCGAGGACCGGCGGAAACCGGCGAAGCCTCTCGACTGGTGACGCCAGCCCCGAATCACCCGGTATGCCCAGGTCGCTGACAGGGTGTGGGAACTGATTCAGGCACAACAGGTGGAAGACGCTATATCGTTTGGTCGACCCGGAAGGCCATGAGCATAAGCCGACCGGGGAGACCCGAACGAGAGGAAAGATGTCGTGAGTCAGTTCCCCCACATTCGTGAGGGCGCCTCCGGCGTACCACCGCTCAGCCGTTGGGAGCGCTTCGGCGCGGGCCTGACCGCGCTCGGTGGAACCGCTGTCGGAGGCTTCGGCTTCTACGCGTCGTTCGACGCCGTGTCCACGGCCGCCGCGTCCTGGGGCTTCACCGAGCCGTGGGTCCTGCCCGTCGCCATCGACTCCGCCATCCCGGTGTTCACCGGGGCCTACCTCCTACTTATCCGTCTCGGCATGCCGCTGTGGTGGGCACGCATCGTCCCCTGGGCCCTGAGCCTGGTCACCTGCGCGCTGAACATCGCCTCCGGTGACTCCCTGTGGTCCAAGGTTGCGCACGCCGCCATGGCCCTGCTCTGGGTAGCTGTCTCCGAGATCGCCGCGCACACCTACGCCGTCCGTATCGGCGCGGCCACCGGTCGTCGCCGCCAGATGGACAAGGTCCGTTGGTCCCGCTGGTTCCTGGCCCCGCTCCCCACGTTCCTGCTGTGGCGCCGCATGAAGCTGTGGGAGCTCACCGACTACGACCAGGTCCTGAAGCTCGAGCAGGAGCGGCTCATCTACCAGGCGAAGCTTCGCGGCCGGTTCGGTCGAGCGTGGCGCAGGAAGGCGCCCGTCGAGTCTCTGATGCCGCTTCGTCTCGCTCGTACCGGTGTTCCGCTGCAGGAGACGGCCGCGGACGGTCTGCGCGCTGCAGGCCTCGAGCTGGGCATCTTCGCTGGGCCTGCCGAGGCTGTTGAGGTTCAGACGCTCCCCGCTCTCGCGCCAGCGATGCCCGCCGCGTTGCCTGCCGTACCCGCGACCGTCGTGAAGCCGCGCCGGGTGACGGCAACCGTCCCCGCTCCCAGCCCGGCCCCGACGCCTGTGGCAGTTCCGGCTCCGGCGCCCGCTCCCGCCCCGGCCGCTCGGTCGGCCGCCCCCACTCCGGCGCCGACGTCGCCCCCGCTTTCCGAGGCGGAGGTGCTCCAGATGATCACGGACGCGGTTCAGGCCCGCGATGCGGAGCGCTTCAACACCGGAGACCTGACCGGCGCCGCCATCGGACGGGCGATGGGCCAGACCGCGCAGAACGGTCGCAAGGTGCGCCGCCGGCTGCTCTCCACGTACTACGCGGCCGCATCGGGCCAGACCCTGCCGGACAACTTCACCGTTCAGGACGTGATGACCGCAACGAAGCCATAAGGCATCCTGCCCCTACCCGTACCGAAGCGGCGGGCCCCCGAATCTGGGGCGCCCGCCGCCTGCATGATCGGACCCTTCCATGACACCGGAGATCCTGGCCCGGATCGCCACCGCCCGCGGAGCCCGCGACCTGTCCGACCTCGCCCGGCAGGCAGTCGCAGCCACCGCAGAGACCGCCAGCCCGGCCGAACGCATCAGGCAGGCCCGGGAGCTGCGGCAGTTGGCCAACGAGATCGTGGACCTCGCGGTTCTCGCCGAGGCTCTTGCCGGCGCGCCATGGGAGGAGATCACGTCGGCTCTCAACCGCCGGGACCCGGACACGGTCCGCGGGGAGTACCAGGACGCGGTTGACGAGTGGGGCTCCAAGTCGGAGGCCGAGTTGGAGCGCGCGGCCGAGGGATTCGAGGACGTCGACGCCTGGTATGCGCGGCACCGCGAGGACTACGACCCGGAAGTTTCAACTCCCGTCGCGGATCTGCTGAACCGGCATTGATCTACCCGACCAGGCGGGTAGAATAGTACGCCTAGGGCAACGGCGAGAGGTTAACCCCTCTGCCGTTGCATCCTCCGCGGGAGAGCACCCGGGGAGACCACGAAGCGAGGAACACCGATGCCTGGTATCACCACGCCCCAGCGTGCGCGCAAGACCCGGAAGCCAAGCGGGCTGCCGAACCCGCCCATGATGCTCCTCGTGGGCCCGGAGAAGACCGGCAAGAGCCGCAAGGCCGCCGAGGGCACCGCCTCGGAGTTGCTCGGAAAGACCTTCTGGATCGAGATCGGTGGGTCCGAGGGCACCGCCGACTACTACGGCCGGATCCCCGGGGCCAACTACGAGATCGTCGAGCACGACGGCAGCTACCAGGACATCCTCGACGCGGTCCGCTACGCGGTTGCACAGCCGCCGGCCGTCGACGGCAAGCGGAACATGATCGTGATCGACAACGTGTCCGTGCTGTGGGACATGCTCAGCGACGAGCAGGCCCTGTACGCCCGCTGGCGCGCCGAGAAGAAGGCCCAGGAGAACCGCCGTCGCGGCCCGAACCCGGACCTGCCCGTCATCGTGGACCCCGACCTGTGGAACCGGGCGAAGGACAGGTGGGGCGAGATCCTGTGGTTGCTGCGACGGCACTCCGGCCCCGTACTCCTGCTCGCCCGCCAGGAAGTCGTCACCGCGTTCGAGAACGACAAGCCCACCCGGGACAAGACCAGGAAGATCAAGGCCGAGAAGAACCTCCCGGCCGCAGTCGACGCCATCGTTGAACTCCACTCCCTGGGGGAGGCGTACCTGACCGGTGTCCGCACCTTGCACTGGGAGGTCACACCCGGCCAGAGCGAGAAGTTCGACGACTTCAGCATCGACGCCCTGCTCCGCCGCATGGGCTACGAAGACGCCGCTCCCACCCGCCAGGTCACCGAGGCCCGGCCCGAGGCATACCTGGACGAGCAGCAGGCGCAGCACCCCCAGCCCGAGCGCCAGCACCAGAACCGGCCGCCCCAGCAGCAGGGCGGCCAGCCGCAGCAGCAGGCGGGCCAGCCCCCCACGCTCACCGGGCAGGAAGTCGTCAAGATGGTGCACAAGGCCCTCCACGACAACGACCCGGAGGCGTCCCTGCACGACATCCGTGAGACCTGGGGCATCCGGACCCTGGAGCAGATTCCCACCCTCACAAAGCTGTGGGGCGAGATGGACGCCAACAGGCTGATCTCGCGTTCCCTCCAGGCGGTCAAGGAACGTGCCGAGCAGAAGAGGAAGGAGACGGCCGCCGGGCAGGGGAATCAGCCGTCGCAGCCGTCGCCCGAGACGAGCACCGGCCCGGCCCCGGAGCACCGCGGGACGGAGCAGGCCCGCGAGCACCAGAACCACGACGTGCCGGAGCCGCCGGCCGACGACGACTCCGCGCCCCCGCCCCCGGACCCGCAGGCCGACGAGCCTCCGCCCGGCGATTCCGCGGAGGAAGTCAGCCAGGCCGAGGAACCCCAGGACGTCCCCGCCCGGCCCGCCGCCTGGCCCGCAACCGCCCGGCCTGCCGCCGCGCGTCCGGCCGCCCGGCGGAACAGGAGCGAGGAACTCGCCTTCAAGGCCCTACACGGGGAGGCGGAGGTTCAGGCACGGCTCAGGATGATGACTTTGGGTGAGCACCTGGGGCCGATCTCCGAGCACGGCGACCCGGAGCTGCCAGTGCTCCGGGACTTCGTCCTCGGCCACCGCCCCGACCTCATCGAGTACCTCGAGGCCGCAGAGGAGACGGAGCTTGCCGAGTACTACCGGAAGGCTCCGCCCATCGACCCGAAGATCACCAAGCG